GGTGACACGCTTTGATGTGACGTTGGCAGATGCGTATTACGCGCGTGTAACTCACCCAGATGCTTTCAGCACCGCGCCTTCTAGCAACGCTACAATAACGTTTACCGGTTCAACGGAAGTACAAACTGTAGGTGATGCGGGTATGTCGGGTTATGAAGCGGCGAAGACGACCTTTGGTAATAGCACCCAATATGATTTGACGGTAGCCGGTTCGCTTTGGTTGAAGACTAGCTCAACAGCAACTAATGGTGGCGATAAAGCATTTCCGGGCGGTACGTATCGTGCCATTGTGGTGGCAGAGTGCATAGCCAAATAAAGAATGTATTACTCGCTATTCTGGTAGCGTTGTTAATACTGTTCATGTCGTCTGTTAGGGCGCATGAGATGACACCGACTTATCCTAAGTGGGTGCCGTCGCACATGGAAGGTGTGTGGAAGACTACGATGGAAATGTTCAATAAGCGCAAAGACGTCGAATGGTACGAAATTGGTGTGTTTGACGAGAAGTGGCAGCCCGTTAACTTTGTCACAAGTTACAGGCTGTTCAATATGCCGTATCTTAGCCACGTTAAGTTCGATGTGTATGTCGCCACACCTGACGTCGCCGTTGCAGAATACATCTGTTCTAAATCTAAATTAAGAGAAATTAAAGAGCAAAAGACCATGGTAGCCACTCGAATCTGTTCGAGGTTTAAGCCATGAAGCAGCGTATCCTTTATGTGTTGATCTATAGCGGTTGGTGGCTGCTGCTGGTTATTGGCAGAGCTAAAGTGTTAGCTGATAGTAGTTCGCTAAACTTAGCTTTACCTAACATGGGCGCAACCTATGGAACGGACTCAATTCGAGCGGGCGATCTTGATTGCCAAAATAGTATCGGTGGTGCTACTAACTTTGAGCTTGGGGTTACTGGGATTATTGATAACGCAGTTAGCCCTTTTGATTCTGAAGACCCCATGAATCCAACGACTAAAGATGTGGGTGTTTATGCGCGGATTATTATCCCATTGGACGGTCCAAAAGAGCGAATCAACTGTAATACCTTATATCAGCTAGAATTACAGCGTAGACGGATTGAAGTCATGAAGCTGCAACAAGAGCTTGAGAACCTACGTAATTTGCAGAAACAGGGTGGATTTGAGAATTAGCTAGTAAGGACATGACGGGCACTGCTAGAAACCGTCAAGTTGACTCCCCTACTAGCCAGAGGTAAGTGTATGACAGATTTAGGAGAAAAACTTGACGATATTGAAGGCTTGGCTGATAAACGTCTCAGCCTTTTTGGCTTACGGTTCACTCCTACTCAGCTTGGGCTTGCTTTCGGTCTTATTAGCACCCTTATTGGTGGTCTTTATGCTGGTTTCACTATGTACCAACGCATCGAAGAAATCGCATCGCTCGATATTGGCGCGTTCGAGCAAAGAATGGAGCTTATTGACCAAAAAATAGACAACCAAGATAAATTACTGGTATCTATAGAGAGTAATCTGCGCGATACCAAGCAGCTTACCTACGATATTGAGAAACGAGTGAACGACAAAGTAGTTTACTTTGAAGGAAAAATGGAGAAGTTCGAATCTAAAGTCGATGCGACAAAGGCAGATTTAGAAGAACGTATCCAAGAGGCATTAAACAACCCATTGGCGAATTAAAATGACAGATTTAGGCTCAGCAGATTTAGATGGCGACGGCATTGTAACTAGCGAAGAACACGCGATTTACATCGAAAAACTACGTCGAGAGATGGAGGATGAAGATGCTAAACGAGATCAGCAGCGAAAGATGGTTTGGTTTGCCTTGCTTGGCATGTTGCTGTATCCACTGTTTGTATTTGGCACTGAGGCACTTGGATTCGCCAATGCGTCTGGCGTGATAGGCGACATGGCTCCAACGTACTTCATGTCAGTATCCGTTGTCGTAGGCGCCTTCTTTGGGGCTGATGCTTACGTCAAAGGCAAAGGCAAGAAGGAAGACAAAGGTGGTGATAAGTGAGCCTTGCACAAGATTCAATTATTGAATTGTTTTTAGTTATGGCGGCTATTCCAGCCGTCTTTTATGTACACGATGTATTTGTACGTTTTTATCAATCGTGGAGGGATAAGCCTTGATACCTGTAGAACTGCTGACCATGGCTGGTGGAGCGACCCTTGGTGGGATTTTTAAAATGATCGACAAAGCTCAGGAAGCGAAGAAAGCGCAGAATGAGATGATGATGCAAATGATGAAGGCTAAGACTGAAGAAGCCGACGCCTCCTCTGAGCGAGCAACCAAAGCTGCTGATGCTGCTGCGGCTCGCGTTGGTAATGATCCGTTTGCCAAGATGACGCGTCGAATCTTTGTACTTTCGATGATTGGTCTTGGCGCTTGGGCGATGATGGGCTCATTGACGGGCTTGGATATTGTTGTACCAATTGAGAAGCAAACTGGATTTAACCTGCTTGGCTTGATTGATACTACTGGGACAACTACTGAGTTTGTTCGTTTAGAGAATGCCATTGTTGCTTTTGAATGGTTAAAAATCTCAATTTTAGCGGCTGGTAGCTTTTATCTAGGCAAGAGTTAATGAAGCGATTAAGCGTTTTAGTGATTGTTTTGACGATAGCTGGCTGTTCGCTACTGTCGCCAAAGCAAGAAGAGCAAGGATGTCCACCTGACGCAGATTACGTGTGTATAGACATCACGAAGGGTAAGCAACAGGTTCAAGCTGAACTTGAACAGATGCTGAAAACTCAAGAAGGGTTTATGCCGACGATTTATGAAGATAATGGTTCGTTATCCATAGGCTATGGTCGTAACTTAGTGACTAACGGTGTGACAAAAGAAGAAGCCCTTTATTTACTTCGTAATGACATTGATCGGGTTACCGCAGCGCTGACTAAAAAGTATTCTGTTTTTGAAGAATTAACTAATCCACGACGCGCGGTCTTAATTTCTATGGCTTATAACCTTGGCATTGAAAAATTAAGTACGTTTAAGGAAATGTTCAAAGCGTTAGATCGCCGCGATTACCCATTAGCTGCTCGCGAGATGCGGATGAGTAAGTGGTGCGATCAAACCAACACACGTTGTTTAGTCTTGTCTGAAATGATGGAAACTGGACAGTACAAATAACTGGGATAAGTTGCATATTTTCTTAGCATGTCCCATATAGGATATGCTAGGATTAATCCCGCAATAGGGAGATACGCAACGTATGAATGAACTACATTTGGCAGAAGCGGTTTTCCGCATTTGCCGTGAACAGCGACAGACCATTGTCGATTGCTTGCAATATGACGGTGTGAAGTCGATGGAAAGTTATCGTGAGCTAATGGGAATGCTAAATGCCATTACTCACGTGGAACAGGAACTCAAGAGCCTGCTAGATAAACAGGAGCAATTAGATGACTGATAGCGCAGCAGCGGTTACTGATACTACAGAGGATGCCGCAACCCTCAAAGACGCGTACGTAGAACCGTCTGAAAAACGAGTATTAGATCCCGAGAAGATCGGGGATTCCCTCTTAGAAAGAATGCCGAGTCCTACTGGATGGCGCATTTTGATCCTCCCATTTAAAGGCAAAGAAAAGACCGCTGGCGGAATTATCTTGGCTGACTCCACTTTGGAGCAACAGCAGGTGTCTACGCAGGTGGGTTATGTCTTAAAGGTGGGTCCACTAGCTTACAAAGACACCGAAAAGGTTCCAGACGGACCGTGGTCTCAAGAGCGTGAATGGGTGATGTTTGCCCGTTATTCAGGCTCTCGCTTCAATATTGACGGTGGCGCAGTGCGTATTTTGAATGATGACGAGGTTCTCGCTCGAATCTCTAATCCAGAAGATATTATTAATTTCTAAGAGGGTAAGAAATGTCTGACGATGACGACAAGACCATTGAGTTAGATGTAGGTGATGCTCAGGAAACTGAGGTTGAACTAGCATCTGACGATCAAGAAGAAACAGGTTCGGCGCCAGAGCGTCGTGCTGAAGCAGAATCTGACCAATCTGACGATTCTGAGGATAATTTTGACAAAGCACAAAATGCGACTCAAAAGCGTATTGACCGCTTGACCAAAAAGATGCGCGAAGCGGAGCGTCAGGCAGAAGAAGCCTTGCGTTATGCACAAGCCGTGCAACAGCAAAAAGAAGATTTGCAGTCTAAATATGACGGTATGAGCAATAGCTACGTGACCGAATATAGCGGTCGTGTAGAGAAAGAGATGCAGACTGCCGAGTCAGATTTGGCTCGTGCGATGGATCTTGGTGATACCGCAGCGGTTGTAGACGCACAGCGTCGAATCACTCGCCTAGCGATTGAAAATGACCGCGCTCAGCAGGCTAAAATCCAGCAAGAGCGTTATAACCAGCAGATGGAGGCTCAGCGTACGCAGCAGGTTCAAAACCCTATGCCACAGCAGCAGCCTCGTCGCCCTGACCCAAAAGCAGAAGACTGGGCAGAGCGCAATTCGTGGTTTGGTTCAGACGAAGCAATGACGTATGCTGCATTTGGTATTCACAAGCGTTTGGTCGAACAAGAGCAGTTTGACCCGAAGTCAGATGAATACTATGATGAGCTTGACAAACGTATGGCGGAAGAATTTCCACATAAGTTTGCTAAACAAAATTCGGGTGACAGTCGCCGTCCAGCCCAGACGGTTGCTGGGGTATCCCGCGGAAACACTGGGCGCGCCAGAAATGGCAACAAGGTTAAACTCAACCCAAGCCAAATTGCGATAGCTAAGAAATTGGGTGTGCCACTTGAAGAATACGCGAAATACGTGAAGTAGGAGAATAGCGATGACTGAAGAAAACAATGGTTCGATCAAGCGCTCCTCTCGCGCAAGTACAACTAGAGCAAAGACGGCTAGGCGTAAGCCGTGGGCTCCACCCTCTATGTTAGAGGCACCACCTGCACCAGACGGTTTCAAACACCGCTGGATTCGTGCTGAAACTCGTGGTTTTGATGACCGCAAGAATGTAAGTGCGAAAATGCGTGAAGGTTGGGAATTGGTTCGTTCGGACGAATATCCTGATTTTGAAGCGCCAGTAATTGATTCAGGTAAATACGAAGGTGTTTTTGGCGTAGGCGGCTTGATGTTAGCTCGCATTCCAGAAGAGACAATTGCCGAGAGAACGGCGTATTTCGCAGGTCGAAATGCAGACCAGATCGAAGCAGTCGATTCTGACCTTATGCGTGAGAACTCACACTCTACCATGCGGATCAGTAACCCTGATCGGCAACAACGTGTAACCTTCGGTGGCCCACGTAAATCATAACGTGGTCCCCAAAATAGGAGAAAGATTATGGCAAACCAAGAAACTGCCTTTGGTCTTCGTCCTGTTGGGCTGGCCGGTAGTGCAACAAACAGCACTGGCCTAACCACCTATGAAATC